AGGGGTAGTCGGAGAGCTGGGTGTTGTTGAAGATGTTGCGCGTCCAGACCTCCAGCGAGACCGGGTTGGGGTCGGTGACCTCGGCCAGGTTCGGGTAGGCGAAGCCGAGCGTCGACGCCCCGTCCAGCAGCAGCTCGCCGTTCAGCAGCAGCTCCATGAGGCACGGGTCGGGGTAGGTGATCTCCAGCGTGAGCTCCCACCACTTGACCTTGTCGTCGTCCCTGTAGTTGATGTCGATGGAGCCGGAGGCGTCCTTGGTCGTGAACTGGTTCGCCGCCTCGATGACTGGCTTGATGTCGAGCTTCACGAACGCCGAGTTGGCGTAGGCGCCCGTCGAGTTGGCGACCGGCGTACCGTCGCTCTGCTCTCGGCAGACCCTGATCGCGAGACCCTGGATCGACTTGCGGCCGATGAGTGCTGGGGTGGTCATGCTGGTCTCCTAGTCCACTGTGGTGTCCACGAGCACGGCAGCTCGCAGCGCGCCATTCGAGTAGATCCCCCACGGACGGTATGCCCGCCACGTGATGACGTTGTCCTGGACGATCGCTGGCGACATCTCCTCGTAGCCCTCGGGGAGAACCTCCACGGTCCCTCGGAGCAGGTAGACCATGTCGGTGGCGAAGGCCCATTGCTGCTTGGCGTAGCGCAGCGGCACGGGTGGGTCGGTCTGGTCGATCGGGGCCGAGCCATCGAAGCCGTAGCCGGGGATGATGAGGTTCCCGTTCGGCGTCCAGATGCGCCGAGCGCCCCCCGGCGTCGACGGCGAGCCGTCATACCGGAAGGGCACGCCGCCTCGGCTGGCCCAGTAGTTCATGAGGTAGGGGGTGCAGCAGATGACGCCCTGCCCAGCGTCCTTCTCGCCGATGGCGCCCTCCAGAGCGGCGAGCGACTCGCGCACGCCAACAGCGGCGGGGCCGACGGGGTAGTAGGGATCGACCGCGGTGAGATGCGGCTGCGTCGAGTCGATCGAGCCCGTCCACCACTGGTTCTCGACTCGCCAGCACTCGTGAGCCGCGAGGCCGCGCTGGACGCGCTGCTGAGCGTCGCTCGCCTTGTAGCCGAGCGTCGATCGCGTGTCGTCCATCGCGACCATGAAGGCCGCTCTGACGCCGTGCTCGGGGCAGCTCCGAAGCGCGTCCGAGAAGCCGGACCCACAGGTCGGGTAGCCGTCGGCCGGGCCGACGATCTCCGGCAGGAAGTCGAAGGAGTTGACCCAGCGGTCGAACAGCGGCTCGCCGAAGACGTCGCTCGGGGGCTTCCCCGTCTGGTCATCGGCGAGGTCTGCCGGGTAGCTCGCCACGTCGATGACGGGGCAGCTCGTGGTGAGGGACAACGGTGAGAGTGTGAGCGCTGGCGCGTTGATGACGGCGGCCGGGCCGACGGTCGGGATGTCGTAGTAGTCCTCCCAGCCGGCGAACCTCTCCAGCGTCCTAGTCGGAGCCATCGCTCACACCCTCTCTCTCGAAGCCCTCTTGCCTTGCCCTTCGATCCCTCTCGGGGTCTACAGGCCGGACCCGGCGTCCGGGCAGACCTGCCCAGACGTGATGGCGATGGCCGCTGCGTAGGTCGAGTCCGGGCAGCAGGTGTGCGTGATCGCCAGCGACTCGACGCCCACGTAGGCGACGTTCTCGAACGACTCGCCGAACTGACGGAACTTGTTCTGGGCGGTCGTGATCGAGTCTCGGATGAGGCCGAGGTCTAGGACGCCAGCGTCCAGGTGGAGGAACGAGCCCTCCGCTGCGACGATCGAGAGGATCGTCGAGGGGAAGTCCGGCATGGCGTCGCCGGAGACGGCGAGGTCGAAGGTCTGGCCCGCGCCGGTCGGCGTGTCGATGTACCAGGTCACCGCCACGTGGAGGTTGTCGAAGTAGCCCTCGATCTCGGCGTCAGCGACGTCGAAGTTGTCGAGGCCGCCGACGGCCAGCGTGCCGATGAGGTCCACGCGCATCGCGTTCAGCGCCCAGGCCGGGAGCCAGACGTGGATCGTCAGCGCCGGGTCCGTGCGGTTCACGTTGCGGTAGTAGGCCACCGAGTGCTCGATCTGCGAGAGGAGCTGGCGAGCCGTGCCGAAGGTCTTGGCGAAGGTCATCTGCTTCGAGGCAGCGACCATGTTCGTCAGGAGGACGGTCTCGGCCTCGCTCGCCCACTTCGCCATCGTGAGGCGCACGAAGGCGTCGACCTGCTCGGGGAACGTCCGAGCGGTCAGGTTCGAGAACTGGAGGCAGCGCCAGATGATCTCGACGTCGTACTCGATGGGGCTCGCGCAGCCCACGTCGTAGCAGAGCTTGAGACCGCCGTCGGCGTCCTCTGAGACCGTCTCGACGCCCACGGCCGAGCCGAGGTTGTTCGGGTTCGGGCTCGGGGGCGAGGCGGTGAGGTCGCCAAGGTGGGGCGGCGGGATCAGCTTGATGCCACCACGGGTCGCCGCGAACGTCGGCAGCGAGCTTGCCACTGGCCGGAGGTCCTCAGCGATCACCATGAGGTTGTAGTACGGCGCCACGGGGGCACAGAGGCCACCGGAGGCGAGGATCGCCTCGGGCGAGACGACGGCCTGGAGCTTCGCCATGTTGCCGTCGGTGTCGTCCTTGCGGAACGTCCGCTCCTCGGGATAGTCGGCGTGGATCGAGGCGATGACGACCTCCTCGGAACCACGCATGCCACCCGAGCTGTTGCGGATGCGGTTCCAGCGCTTCGACATCGCCTCGGCGACAGCGTGGAGGTCGGGCAGGACGGAGCCAGCGCCGACGCCCTCGATGTCGGCTCCGGCCGTGATCGTCACGGGACGGGCGCCTCCGAGGCCGCCGAGCTGCGGGTCGGCCATCGGCTGTAGGTGGCCGGGCCGGAAGGCCGCGAGGCCGCGAGCCGTGGCGACCGGCTCGGTCGGGCGCTCTCGGATGGCGGTGATGAGGCCGGGCAGCGCGGTGGCGAACGCCTCGGTCGCACCGCGAGCGGCGGCTGCGGCGATGCCCTCAGCGTCGACCGGCGTCGCTGGCGCTGCCGGGGGCGCTACGGCGGCTGGCTCGACGGGCGGGGTCTCGGCAGCCGGAACGCCCACCTGGGCGTCGAGCGCGGCGAGGCGAGTCGCGATGTCGTCGGCTGGCGCTGCCGGAGCCGGGGGAGCGGCTGGCGGCTGGGCCGCGTGCTCAGCGATGACGGCCCGGACAGTCGTGAGCTGCTCGGCCATCGTCGAAAGCGAGGCGATGTCCTCGGGCGTGGACGCCGTGGGGCGCAGGGCCGAGAACTGGGCGAGGATCGTGCTCTCCAGCTCGGCCAGCTCGTCAGCGCTCAGGGCGGTGAGGTCGGGCAGGTCGGGCAGGGGGGCGAACTGGTAGCGGATCTTGCGGCTGGTGGGATCGAACATCGGAAGGGCCTCCGGCAGGTTGGGAACCGTGGACGCCGATGGCCTGTCGCCGCTCGGCTCTGCCGGTCTGGGCCGACAGCAGCACCGATGACTCGGATGCGCGTAACCCTACGGAGTTCGATCGCGGATAGCAAGCATGGGGGCAGCACGCCCGCCCGGCCGGGGCCGCTGAGCAAGACGGCACGGAGCGGGGCGGGCGGCGCTCTGCCGTAGAGGCCGGGCTACGGCGATCTGTGAGCCAGGTAGCTCGTGTCGTCCTCGTCCTGGTCGTCGACATGGCGACGCCCGCGCTCGTCGACGGTGGCGTGACGGAGATGCCGGGGCACGAAGCTCGCCAGCTCTGGCTTGAACACGGTGATGGGAGGGACGCTGCGCTCCAGGATCGTGACGGACTGGCCGCGAGTCATGGGCTACCCCCTGGGGATGATGAGCTTGCCGTTGCCCTGCACGATGTCGAGGACGTCCTGATGGACCTCGACGAGCTTCTCTCGCTGGCGATGCCGCGCCGAGCGGGCCGAGTGCCGGAGCCGGTCGGCGAGGCGGTCGGCGGCGTTCGGGTCCAGGAAGTAGGTCGACGAGCCGACGGGCGTGTGGAAGATCAGCCCGAGCAGCACGAGGTCGGCGCCTGTCCAAAGCTCGATGTCGTAGGTCGTCGGGACCGGGCTCACCGGAGTCGCCCTGACCGTGCGAGCCTCGCTCTCCAGCTCCTCGTCGACGTCGGTCTCTGTCGGCTCCGTGGCTGCCGGAGCCGGGTCTTCGTCGGTCATGCTGGGTTCACTTTCTTGTCGATCTGATCGAGCAGCAGCGGCCGGATCAGCTCGTAGTTCGCCTCGATGGCCGTGAGCCGCTCATTGAGCCGGTGCCAGGCGTCCGTGCCAGGGTCGTCGTAGACCCGGCCAGCAGCGACGAGGGAGGCGACCTCGCCGTCCCGCATGAAGACGCGCGGCCGGGAGAACTCGACGAGCCCGGCGAGAGTGCCCGCGCTCGCAGCGAGCGAGAGCACGGGGAACCCAGGGGCGACGACCTGGGCGACGGCGATCAGCTCCGGCTCTGGGTAGGCGCCGATCGGACGCCAGTCGCCGGAGGGGGCGAGCGCCATGAACTCACGGAGCTGTTCCTCCGTGACCCCCGGCCGGAGCGCTCCGGCTGCCCAGATGCCGATGTCGTCCTCGCCGACGGAGACGTCGCAGACCTGGACGGCGCCGGGCCCTGCGTCGTAGTGAGCCTGGGCCATCCGCCAGTCGGCGCGCTTGTCGGCGTGCCCGGCGCCCATCGTGATCGTGCCGGTGGCCCGCCTGGAGCCGTCAGAGCAGCGGACCTTGCCCGTCATGAAGTAGGCGTAGCCGGAGCGGCTGTGCGGCGGGTTCTTCCGCTGGTTGAGGTAGCCGGTGTGCTGGCGCCCCCACTCGGCGATGTGGCCGAAGACCCGGCCGTCCTCCTCGACCCGCAGCGGCGTCGGCCTCGTGAGCTTCGGGTCGTCGAACCACTCGGGCGGCGGTTCGACCGGCGCGTGGATCGCCGAGGCGAGGAGCATCGGCTGAGGCGGCGGCTCGACTTCGGGGAGCCCCTGCGGCTCGACGATCTCCAGCTCGACGTCGATCGGGGCGATGACGCACTGAGGGAAGGCGGGGATGTTCACGACGGTCGCAGCGCAGAGGCGGTAGCTCGTGAGCAGCTCGTAGCAGTCCTGGTCGCCGAAGAGCATCTCCAGGATGTCGTTCGTCGGCGGCTGGCTGGGATCGAGGTAGACCAGCTCTGACTCGATCGGCTCGATGTCGGCCGAGACGAAGCGTGTCCCGCCCTGGAGCTTGACTTGACGGGCGCACTCCTGCCCGACGGCCGAGCCGAGGTCGAAGCTGCCCTCGGCGTAGACGAGCTGCCAGGTCTCGCCACCCTCCTTGTAGGAGATCTCCTCGATCGCCCCGACGACCTCGGAGCTGCGGTGGCCGGGCTCGTTCCTGTACTGCCAGGAGAGGCCGACCGGGAGGTTGCGGAAGTCTCCGGCGCCGACCTGGGCGGCGCGGCCGTCCGTCGTGCGGAGCCCCTCGACGAAGAGGAAGGCGTGCCAGCGCTCGGGCAGCTCGGCAGCGGCGACCTCCTCCGGCGTGAGCAGCACGAGCCCGTCGGCGGTCAGAGCCTCGACGCCCTCGGCGCTCGACGACTTCGCTGGCTTCTTGAGCGAGCCGTCGGCGTTCCAGTTGTCGGGGATGTGCGACTCGGCGTTGAGCTTCTTCGCCTGCTTGATGATGTGGCGCCGGATCGCGTCGTGGTCGGCCCCGCCCCGACCGACAGCGTGGATCGCCTTGTCCAGCTCGCCGACGTTGCGGATCGGGTACGACCCGTCCGGCATCGCCTGGCCCTTCTTGACGGCGTCGTCTCGCTCGGCTTTGGAGATGAACGCCCAGTAGGGGGGCTCGTCGCCGATGGCGAAGTCGACCTCGTTGAGCGAGTAGATCGCCACCTGATCCTCGGTGACCCGGTCAGTCGGCGTGGCCCCGAGTTCGATCAGCTCGGCGATCGTGTGCGAGCCCTTGGCCTTGAACGCCTTGCAGGTGCAGTTCGCCATCTGGCAGGCGCCGGAGTTCGCCCCGGCTGCGAGGTTGGCGTGAGCGCTCGCAGCGTGGCTACAGGTGCACATCGCTCCGTTGGGCACGTCGCCAGCAGCGAACGGCTCTGGCTCGTCGTCGAGGGGGGCGAACTGGTAGCGCCTCATCGGGGGCTCCTCTCAGCCGTTAACGGCATGGCAGCACGCGCGCACCATACCTCACGGCGAACGGCGAGAGGGGGAAGGAGTCTCAGCCGCTCGGCGAGTCACTCTCTTGCGAGAGCCCGCCCGCCGAGCGACTGCGATCACTCGGGGCCTGATCGGGGCCCTGAGCTGGGGCTGAGTGAGCGCTCATGAGGACCACTCTTGCGAGCGACTGTCCTCGGGCTCAGCCCGTGAGAGCAGCGTAGCGCGTTAACGCTATTCGGGGCAGTTACGCCGCCAGCAGCTCGCCGTTGCGGAGGTAGCCGTGCCAGCTCGGCGCGTTCTTCGGGTTCGGGTTGATGAGGATGGACGGCGAGAGCGTGAGGAAGGGAGGCTCGCCGGAGCGCTGCCAGTAGCGGCCGGGGAGCCCCTTGCTGGCTGGGCAGTCGATGCAGAAGATCCCGGCCGGGGTCATCACGATCAGGTGAGGCATCGGTCTCGGGCTCGTGTCGTTCGCTCGGCGCCCGTGCGTCCACTCGTGCATCGCCCCGACGTTCGGTCGCCCGCTGCCGTCGGCCAGCCAGAGGTCGTCGAAGGACTCGGCCAGGAAGCAGATCACGGCATGACGGAGGGCGGGGCGGTCGCCCCACCGCCCCATCCGGTGTCGTAGACGAGCACGCACCGGCAGTTCGCCGCCATCGCGTCCGAGAGGTTGGGGTCGCCGGGGTAGGCGGCCGACTCGCCCCCGACGTTGAAGTAGCCGTCGACCGGCACGGTCGTCTGGTCGATCGCCGCGTGCTCTGGGCGCACCTTGTCGTCCTCCATCGTCTGCCAGGTCTTCGAGCCCCCGACATACTGGCCCTGCGAGTAGCTGGAGTCGCCGAGCACGACGGCCTGGCTCACGGCGTTCGAGACGTGGTCCATCAGCCGGGAGACCATGAGCCCTCGTCCATCGGCTCCGGCGAAGACGCCGTCGAGCGAGGTCGCGAGGTCGCTCGCGCTCGCGCTCGTCGTGATCGCCGTCACCATCGCCTGCCCGATCTGCCCGCCGACCTCGGTCGCCGTCGTCGCGATCGAGTCGAGACCGGCCGCGATGATCTCCTGGATGCCCTGGGCCGTCATGACGGCTCCGAAGCCAGCGAGCGCGGCTGGCACCGCTGCCATCGCCTTCGAGGCGAGTTCCTTGAGCAGGCGCTCGGCCACCGGCATGATCGTCGACTGGACCCGGTCGTCCCAGGTCGTCGTGTCCCAGGGGTCGGGCCCCGGCGTGCCGGGCTGGATCGCCGGTAGGTGCTTCTTGTGCTCGGCGACGGCCTTCTCGAACGCCGCTTGCAACTCGGCCTCCAGCCGAGCGATCTCGGCGCGGTCGATGATCGCCTGGCTCACGGCTGCCCGGTCGTCAGCTCCGGCGCGCTCGGCTGCTCGTTCGACCAGCGGCCCGGTCGCGTCCAGCCGACGTCCTCGACGTGCTGAGCGAAGTAGGCCAGCTCCACCCGGAAGTCGGGATCGAACAGCCGTCGCCGGGCCATCTCCTGCACCGTGGCCGTGACGCGCTCGGCGAGCGTGCCCGGCGAGGCCGAGCCGTGCTCTCGCGCCCAGGCGGTGACGGCTCGGGTGAACGGGGCGAACTCTCCGGCGAACAGCTTCTCGATGCCGATGTCGGCGACCGCCTGCGGGCCGAGCGTCCGGGCGATCTCGGCAGGCGCCACGCCATCGAGGACCATCGCGAACGTCGGGGTGCGCCGGGCCTCGCCACGGAGGCGGTTCGCCGCCCGCTCGGTCGCTCGATCGACGGTGATCTCGGCTGCTGCGAAGATGCGGAGCGCCAGCACGCCGATGCCGTAGGACTCCCCGCTGTAGACGACGTGGCGCGCGCTCGCCTGGACTGGCGCCGGAGCTGGAGGAGCGCCGGGGGCCGGAGCTGGCGCCGGAGGCTGGCCGGGCAGGACTGGAGCCGGGAGCGCTGGGCCGCCCTTTGTGCCGGGAGCTGGCTGGACGCCGAGCGCCTCCTTCTGCTGCTCCAGCAGTCTCGCCAAGCCGGGGTCGGGGAGCGTGACGCCGTCCTGGGGGAAGCCCGGCTGGACCTGTGGCCGGAGCAGGTTGGGGTCCATGAAGGGGAGCACGTTCGTGTCCTGGGCTCGGATCGTCTCGCGGATGTTGAGCGCCTGGGCCATCCGTATCCGCATCGCCACCTCGTCGGGACCGGGGAGGTCGTCGACGGTGAAGCCGAGCGCTCGCAGATAGGACTCGTCGGAGAGCACCATCGCCGCGTGCGCCTCGCTGGCGTTCTTCGAGCGGTCGGGGTGGGCGACGAGCTTCGAGGCGTCGTACCAGATGTGCTGCTTGCGGATCTCGGGGGGGATCTCCGGCATCGTGCCGGCGGGGTTCGGGCCGATGCCAGCCGCCTTCATCAGCGCGGGCCAGAGGTAGCCGACGGTGAGGCACTCGCACCAGACGAGGAGCTTCGGCTCGATGTGCGTGCGGAAGAGGTCCTCGGTGATCTGCTCGGCGTTGGCGAAGGTCGTGTTCATGTGCCCGAGGACGATCTCCGGGGGCAGGTCGACGCCCTGGGCGAAGCGCTCGACTGCCTCGCGCCGCTTCGCCATCGCCACCGCTGCGTCCGGGCGGGCGAAGGAGACGTAGCGGATGTGCTGTAGGTACTCGGCCGGGCCGACGATCGTCATGGGCACCACGCCAGCAGCGGAGTCCTTGTCCGTGATCGGCTTCATGCACCACTCGATGAAGTCGCGAGTGAAGGGGTCCTGCTCCTCTGAGCCCTGGTCGCCCTCCTCGTCGTTCGTGAAGCTCAGCTCGTCCGGCATCAGCACGAGCCCGTTGTTGACGAGGCGGGAGACGGTCTCGCCGCGCACCTCTCGGGTCAGCAGCACCAGCTCGTCCAGGATCGGCAAGAGCCGCTTGATCGAGGACTGAGCATGTCTGGAGAACCGCGGGTGTGGCGACCAACAGCGGACGATGTAGCTCGTCTCGTCGAGACGTCGTGGATAAAAGCCGGGGCCGTAGTAGCGCACCCAGGTCACCTTCGAGCTGGAGCCGCCACCGCCCGAGATGGGCCGCAGCTCGTCAGTCGAGAGGAACTCCCACGTGCCGGGGTTCCAGTCCTTCTCGTCGTTGAGGTAGAGGAAGCCCTCGCCCGCCAGAGCGAGGTTCGCCCCTGCCGTCGAGTTGAGCCCGGTCAGCCCGCCGTGGCTCGGCTTGAGGTCTTTGATGAGGGAGGCGATGTTGCCGATGTCGCTCTGCTCCGGCGCCTCGTCGTCGAAGGTCGTCTGGACCGTGCCGTCCTCGTTCTCCAGCCCAGGCACGAGGTCGACGCGCGAGAAGCAGTTGGCGTAGAAGTCGATCGAGTAGCCCAGCTCGCCGACGAGGTCGTAGAAGCCCCACGCCTCCTGTTGCCAGAGCCGGACGGCTGAGGGCGGCGGGATCGCGTCTCGATCGAGGCGGCCCTGCCCGAAGACGGCGGCTGCGGCCTGGACGCCCTTGCCCCCGTGCGAGCCCTTCGGGGTCGTCCGGACGGCTGCCGACTTCTCGGCTGCCTCGATCCGATCGAGTTCCTTGAGCAGCTCGGCGTCGCTCGGGAGCTCATGCTGGAAGGTGCCGCGCTCCAGCAGCTCGGGGATCAGCTTCGAGCGCTCGATCGTCTTCGTCCGGCTCTCGGCAGCCTTGAGGGACATGTGCGAGCGGCGCCGATGCGCCGCTGGCTTCGCGAACGGCAGCTTCATCGTCTACTCCAAGATCCGAAGAGTCCAGCCAGCCCGGCGATCGCGGGCCAGCCCAGCCAGAGGAGCCACCAGCCCCGAACGATGCCGGAGCCGGCGAGCCCGGCAGTCAGGGCGCCAGCAGCCCAGACGCTCACGCACCACTCGCACGAGAGCAGCTCGCCGAGAGGGCGAGGGGAGCGAACCACGAGCCACGAGCGCGGCCTGGCGGTGATCGAGTC